CAGAGGACGTCCTTGATGCACTTGGTGGCGCTCTCGTGATGATCCATCGCCTTGCGCAGCAATGCCTCGTTGGCCCTGCTGATACGTCGCCCGGATTTTAGCTCGGGCGGATCGTTCGACTTGTCGTCCATACGCTTCTCATAGGCCGCGATCACAGCCTTGGCCTCATCGAGCACCGAGGACGGCGCGTCGGTCTGGTCAAGACGGCCTTTCGCCGCGCTGACGCCGCGCTTCACGGCCTTGAGCGCTCCGCCGACGATGTCGGCGAACGGCAACTTGTAGCTGCCGCGCAGGCCGGGGTTGGCGCTGTCATGAATGAGAAAGCCGCGCGCAGCCTTCGCCGCGTCAGGATGATCGCCGTCGAAGCCGGCTTCGTCGAGCATGCGCTTTGCGGCAGCGGGCCCGTCCCAGGTGTCGGCGTCATCGATCGGAAGGTCGCGCGAGGCGCCCATCTTCCATTCGGGCGTTTCGGACTTGGCGAGATATTTCTGGCGCACACTGCGCGGCGTCTTGGCCTGGCGGAAGGTCTCCTCGAGGAGCGAGCGCGGGATGATGACATGGTGGCCGCCCTCGTCGAGCAGCTTCGAGGCCCATTCTCGCAAGGGGCCGGTGTCGATGCCCGCTGCCTTCGCTTCCTGCAGGGCGTTGGGATTGCAGGGCACCGGACACACCGAGATCTCCAGCAACTCCTGCTTGGAGAAGTTGATTCCGAAGGGGCGGTCCTTTTCCTGCGCAAATGAATATTCGAGCGGCATGAAGCCGACGCTGACCGCCTTCACGAAGCCGGCCTTGACCATCCGATAGATCGAGTCTGCAAACCCGCTGATGTCGGCCGACATGAATTCGATGTCGCCCATCAACTTGCCGCCGGACACGCCGACGTTAGACGCGCGTCCGATCGGCGGCGAAAAGCTGTCGTGGCTCCAAAGCGCCACGGGATTGTCCATGAAGCTGTCGATCTCCCAACCTTCGGGATCGATGCTGTCGCCGGCGCGATCGACCGTGGCATCGCTGAAGACGAAGCGGAGCTTGCGATCGGCGTCGGCGACGGCCTGGGGGTCGGCAGCGGCAAAGCGCACCACGGTTCCGTCCGGCCGCTCGCCACCATCTCTGGTCGCCGCGCGGAACTCGTCGACCGTCAGAAGCTTTCGTGACATGCGATGCGTCCTTAATTGCCGACCAGCGCCGCGATAGCACCGGCGTTCACCGAGTCGCCGATGTCGTGAATAACGGCGTGGAATCGCTCAGTGCCGAGCACCGCGATCTCATCCTGGTCGAAGTAGCGATCCGCCGACCGTGCCAGCGTGATGCTGCGGCGCTGTCCAAGAACACCGCCGAGATACATGTCGCCGAAGGCGAGCATGACCTTGCCGGATAGCGTCGTCTGGATCAGCGGCAGCTTCTGCGTCAGGATCACCGGGAAGCCGAGATACCGCGGCGTCATGATGCCGTCGATATTCTCCACCGGCAAAAACCCGGTGCCACCGGCGAGCCGGAGGAACGTCTGGGAGAAGCACGTCTGCGAGCAGTACCAGGCCGCGTTCGGGATCGCCGATGCCTGCACCGCGTTCACGAGGTTCGCGAGATCGGTCGAGGTTAGCGTCAGGAAGGTGTTGTCGCCCGACGCCGCCGTGACTTTCGCGGCCGCATGATTGCCATCGAGCACGATGGTGCCAATGCCGCGCATGCCGCCATAGGTCGATGTGCCGTCGCCATTGAAGGCGCAATCGTCTTCCTTGATCGCGAAGGCGAGCGCGATTTCGCTGGCCACATAGTCGACGACGTCGCTCTCGGCGTCGGCCTCGAGCTCGTTTGAGATGCGGATCAGCGTGGCGATCTTCCGCGCCGTCAGTGTGAGGGCATCCGGGTTTGCCGTGCTCTCGGTTGCGGCATTGTTTTCCGCAGTGAAGAATGCCGCCGTCCCCCCGGGATGCCGCGCCACCGTCGTCTGGTCACTCGCCATCGGGATGATGCGCGCCCGGCGCCGGAACGCGCCATAATATTCCCGGATGTCCAGGATGGCCTTGGAGAGCTCGGCCGGCACCAGGAAGGCGCCCGCCGTCCCGACAGTCTCGCCTACGGCCTTTGTGAGCGGGACGCCGTTCGTCTTGCACCAGTTGACGGCCTTGTCCTGGCCGTAGATCGCGGCCCGCAGCCACTGGCCAGCGCGCTGATAGCGCGCGTCGACCTCTGGCCCGTAGCCTGGGAATGCGCGGCGCCTCATGCGTCGTCTCCTGTGAGCCCCTTCGGGCTTGGTGGCGCTGGGGGCGCACCTTCGGTCGCGCCTTCGGGGCGTCCGGCATCTTCTGGCGCGTTGCCGGTCGACTGGCTGCCGGCCGCGGCCATGTTGAGCGGATAGTGCAGCTCGTCGGCCTCGGGATTGTCCGACGGTGGCCACCCGAGATCGATGCGCGCTTCGTTCGGCGTCGCCATCATCGACATGATCGCGATGCGCCAGTTGTTGATGCGCGCCGTCATGTCGGCGGTGGTTAGGGTGTTGTAATCGAACTCGACTGAGAGGCCTTGCTTGCGCAGGCCGAAGCACGACGAAAGCTTCGCGCGCCAACGGTTCGTATAGCCGGTCAGCGTGAAATTGATATATTCCTGACCAAGCTGGGAGATGCTGTTGCTCGTCGCCCGCGAAAGCTCGCCGATCATATGCGGCGGGATGCGGAAGATGCGCGCGAGGTCCTGCAGCTGAAATTGCCGCGAGGCGATGAACTCGAGGTCGGCCGACGTCATGCTGAAGGGCTGGAACTTGAGGCCCTGCTCGCCGACGATTACCCGGCCCGAGTTCTTCAGGCCACCCCAGTTCTCTTTGATGTCTGCAGAGAGACGTTCGGCCGCTTCTTTGGTGAGCTTCTGATCCGTCGTGAGCATGCCCGACGGCTTGGCGCCCTGCCCCATCCACCGGGCCGCCTGCTGCTCTTGCGAGAGACCTAGAGCGATCGCTTCCTTCGCCAGCGTGATCCGCGACATGCCCGCGAGGCCGTCGAGCGAGAAGCCGCGGATATGCAGCATGTCCTCGAACGGGACGAACTGATCCGATCCGACGAGCTGCGGCTCAAGGCGACGAAGCAGCGCCTGCTCATGGATGTTATGCGCCATCGGCCGATAGAAGATCCGGCCATCGGTCGCGATCCACTCCAAGATGCGATCAGGATTCCATGGGATCAGCGCAATGGGGGATCCACGATAATTCCGCTCGATGATGGCGTAGCCATTGCCCCGCATGATGATGCCGGTCTGCATCATCTCGCGGAGTTCGAAGCCGTTCATCCACTCGTTAGGTTCATCGAGCAGGTCGTAGAGCGGATGGTCCCTTGCCTCGGTGCGCGACTTGTCGTCGGCGTTGCGGTAGATCGACCATGGCAGCTTCGCCACGTCCTCGGCGAGCATCGTCACGGCGGCCATGACCGCCGACGAATTCAGCGCGGTGTACTGATTGACCGCGATCCCGGTGATGCTGCGCGTCGTGCCGCCGCTGAGATCATCCCAGAACGCGGTGTCCGTAGAGCCTGATTTCCGACGAAACAAGCCAGCGATGCGAGATGCCCATCCCATATCGCGCCGTCCTTAGACCGAGAAGATCAGAAGGCCCCGCTCGGCCGTGTAGACCGAGCTCGTATCCTCGGCTCCGCCATTCATCAGCCCGAGACCCATGATGATGGCGACGACGCCGTCGATCTTTTCGGCAGCGCGCTCCTTGTCCGGCTTGATGTTTCCCGCGGGGTCTTTCCGGTAGATCGCGTTGCCGAACATCCACTGCAGCACAGGATGATTGCCGTGCTCCAATTGGCCGGAGATGAAGAGGCGCTCGAGCTCCTTGGAGGGTGCGCCCATCGATCCGTAGCCCTGCCGGAATTCCTGGCAGGCGAGTCCTTCCTCCTGAAGGTGAACAGCGACCTGGGTCGCGTTCCACGGATCGTAGGCGAGACCCGCGCAGCCGAAGGCTGCGGCATCTCGCATCACTGCTTCTTCAATGAAATCGTAGTCTGTGACGTTACCAGGCGTCGTCAGCAGCGCGCCCTCGGCGATCCACCGGCGATAGGGCATGCGCGGATTATCGCGCTCACGGACACGATCTTCAGGCACCCAGAAGCGCGGGATGACCGTGGTGCGAGGGTCGTCGCCCGTCGGCGGAAACACCCAGACTGCGGCGGTGATGTCCGATGTCGACCCAAGATCGAGTCCGACATAGCCGCGCCGGCCGCGAAAGCGATCCGGCAATTCCTTCCAGAATCCGGCATCGGCTGGCTTGGCCGTGTTCTCAGCCCATCGCCGCATCGGAAACCAGCGCTGCGCCTGCTCGACCCACTGGTTGAGATGGTAGCGTCGGAAGTCGTTCTCCAAGCGCGGGCTCGCCTGCGCTCGCCGACATTCCGATTCGAGAAATTCGAGCTTGAGCGAGATGCCGAGGTTCGGATTGGCCTTCGCCCAGACTTTCGGGTCGGTCCAGTCGTCGTCGGCGGCCGCCTCATAGATCGAAACGTAAGTCTCAGGATCGAGCGAGGGATCTGCGAATATCGCCTTCGATGCCTCGTAGAGCTCATGGCCGTAGGTCTTGATTTCTCCGGCCGTCGAGATCGTGATGTCGAGCGGTTGACGCCGCGCGCCCATACCTTGGATCAGGAAGGTATGCAGCTTGCCGTTCTTCCAGGCATGCGCCTCATCACCGATGTTGGCGTGTGGCGACAGACCATGCTTTCCGTAAGCCTCGCCCGACAGCGCCCGAAACGACGACATCAGGGTCGGACAGAACAGTCCGGTCTTCGTGATCTCGTAGAGCTTGGAGAGATCAGGCGAGAGCGCGACCATGCGCGCCGCCTTATCGAACACAATCCCCGACTGATTGGCGTCGAGCGCATGCGAAAAGACCTGCGCACCCGGCTCGCCATCGCCGATCGTCAACAGATGAGCAAGGCCTGCGGCCTGTTCGGTCTTCCCGTTCTTCCGGGGCAGCCATATGCGGGCGAAGCGATACCGGCGCCGGCCATCTTTGCGCCGGCGCCAGCCAAAGATTTGACCGATATCGTGGGCCTGCCACGGCGAGAGATGGAACGGTCGACCGGTCCATTCGCCGTCGACGAAGCATAGGAACCGAGGAAAGAAGCTGACTGCTGCTTCAGCGAGCGCCTTGTCGAAGTAGTACGGGGACCGCGCCATGCATCAATGGGGCTTTCCGGCGGACTGTAGAAATCCGAGCGGTGAGACCGGAGCCGACGTGCCTTCAGGCAACGGCGCAAGTTCGGGTTGGTCTGCTTTGCCCTTCTCGGATCCCTGCTCGTCACCGAACAAGCCGCCGAGCGCCGCCGGCATTGCCGAGAGCCCGCGGATAATGTTCTGCCGTGCGACGGGGTTGAGGCCGAGACGATCCTCAAGGGACTGCAGGACGCGCTCAAGGTCGAGCATGTCTTTGAACACGGGATGGCGACGGAGTTGCTCGCCATGCCGGGATGTCGAGGTAAAATAGGTCGGCTGGGTCTCGAGCTGTTCCTTGCTGCTGATCCACCGATGAACATAGGTCGCCCAGCGGGCATACGCGGTCAGATCGGGTGCGCGCGCGATGCGACGCTGCAAGTACTCGTCGATGACCTTGCGGAAGATTTCCCGTTCGCGCTCATGCGAGAGAAAGTCAGGCACAGCTAGAGCAAGCCGCGGCGTATCGGCCTTTGCTACATCCCCGGTCGCTGACTTGAGTGCCAACCGCCGCTTGCCAGGGTTGCCTTTTAGGGCCTTCACCTCATCAGGAAGGGCGCGGCGACCACGGGACATCACGCTCTCGCTAAGTCGTTGATTTGATTAAAGCGGCGATGCCACTTTTTTCTGCAAATTCGCGGATTTCAGAGCCTGACTGGGCCGGTTCCTGCTACGCGAGCTGGCGAGGGAATTAATCCCCCTAGACCGTACCCATCCTTTCAGTTGCCTTTTTCGGCGTGCCAACGGTTGTCACACGTCGGGCAGAACGTGCGAATGTTCGAAGGGTGGTCGGCGCCGCCAGCATCACGCGGCACGATATGGCCGGCAATCAGGCGCCCGCCATACCCGCGGCCCGGCGTCGCACAATCGGGCTGCGTGCAGCGATAACGGTCGCGAGCCTTCACAAACGCGGCGAGGTCTCGCCACTCCCGCGTTTGATAGTAAGGGTCCCGCGGTCTCGCGTGGGAAGGCCTGAAGGTGGGAGGTTTCGTCGGCATACTACTTCGCGGGGTGTCGCAACCATGCCGTTCTCGGCAAGCGAGCGTTCGGTTGCGGGGATCAGATTTGAACTGATGACCTGCTGGTTATGAGCCAACCGAGCTACCGGGCTGCTCTACCCCGCACCAAGACGCGCCGTGTTTGCCGCAGCCTGCTCAAGCTGGCGACGCAGTTCAGCTTTGGAAGGACGACGGAAATTCCAGGTATGCCGCGACGCATCGCGCTTGCTCAGCATGCGCCTGATCTTTGCTTTCCTGAGCTTTTCGCTCATGTTGGCGCTCCTAATACAAAAGGCGCTAGGGCTTTGCCGGCCCAGCGCCTTTCATAGTGCTCGCACGATGGGCATTTGAATCTGATTCTGTTAAACAGTCAAGCCGTATTAGCATACCCTTATCGCTCAGTCTGTGCCCGCCACATTGCACGCGCAAGCTTAGGATCAACGCCGGCCGGCGAGGCAATCTCGTCAAATCGGTCACGATATCGACGCGGGCCGCGCGCCCCACGCTTTGGGCGCACACCGAAGTGGTCGGCAAGGCAATCA